GCCGGGTGTGTATGCGAGGTTCCACTGACCACTTACGCTCCCGGATATACATTCTTCCGAATCGGCGGAAGCGTGGATACTGACACATTGTAACAAAAAGACCCCATAGGGAGCGGGAACTCCCCACAGGGCAGATGTATCTTTCACGGCTGCGGGGCTGTGGAAAGGATACAGGTACATAATAACAGAGATTCAGAGGAAAGGACAAGTGAAAATGAAAAAAGATATGAGTATATTGGAAATCAAGAGAGAGTTGGACATGAAGCCGTACTTAATGGAGTTCATGAAAGCGGTGATAGAGCTGAATGATGAGGAAAGGAAACAGCTTTTGACAATTATGCAGAAAGGGGAATAGTCGTGGTGAGAAAAAATTTGAATCAATTGCAAGCTGAGATAATCGGAGTATCTGCCATTGTGGCGGCTATCAGGGGACAATTTGATAGTGATAACGGGACGAAGTTATGTGATGAGTACATAGAAGCAGCGCTTTATGGCGTGGAAAACCATCTGGATCGAATTGTGGAAGATTTAGAGGAGTTGGACGAGCGGCTTGTGGAAAGGGGGTGATGGCGTGAGTGTGAAGGTTAAAGTGTCATATGAAAGTGGTAAGGATTTGGAAAGGTTAAAAAGAGAAGCTCCGTAGAATAACTACGGAGCTACCCATCGAGACAATTAACTCTCTGAACACATTACAATTAAAAAAATTATTAATTGTTACATGACAACTATAACATAAAAGCAAGGGGAGGACAAGAAGAAATGAAGAAAATTTTACATACCGTAAACGAAATCTTTCAAACGCTGGGCGCTTCGGCCGTGATCTTCGCCCTGCTGTTCTTTCTGACAGAATGGGACGTAGCGGCGATACTGGCAATATCCGGCATAATGGGCGGTGTTTTGACGGTGGTGATGGATGAGGAGGAAGCATGAGCGCAAGAATCACAATCAGTTATGAGACAGAGCAGGAGCTTAGGGAATTGACTAATATTCTGTCTCCTGTTATGAAAAAATGCAAGATTTCAAAACAAAATAACGGAGGATACCGGAAAGCGTATATTGAACTGAAAAACGTACTGGAAAGAAATAAAGTAAGTGAGAGTGGCCGGGAGACAGAGAAGATTTAGGGGCTTGGTGTTAGTGAAAATCCTTATGGATCTGAAAAATCAAATAATCTACTTGAACAATCCTGTGATTAATGTTATAATTGTTTTATAACTAATATATCATAGTACCGCACTCGTTAGAGTGTAAGCCAGTTTAATTGTTAATTCGTTCATAGGCGTGGGAATGACTTAAAGACAGAAATGTCTAAAAGTTGTTTCCACGCCTTTTCCTTTTGGCGTGAGAAATGGATATCGAAAAAAATCAAAATTGGAGGTAGAAAAAATGCAGTTGAAAATCAATGGTAAGGAGTATGAGTTTAAGTTTGGAATCGGTTTTGTCAATGAGATGGACAAGCGGGCATCTGTACAGGCAGAGAATGGCGTGAAGTTTGGTCTTGGTATCGAGGTACTTGTTGCGAAATTGAAAACGTGGGACGTTTTAGCGCTGTGTGATGCGCTGATTGCGGCAAATAAAACAGAGAATCCTAAGATCTCGGAAAAAGAACTGGAGACATATATTGAGGACGAAAATACAGATATTGACCAGTTGTTTGAAAGTGTGATTGAGGGTTTAAAAAAGTCAAATGTTACACGGAAGAAAGTACAGGCGCAGCTCCGGGAGATGGAGGAAGTACAGGGGGATCTAAAAGAATAACTTACGATGACATTCTTGTTCGTTGTATGCGGACATTGGGAATAGACGATTTTCTTACGATCAACCGGATGACAATACCAGAATTTGAACTTCGGATGAAAGCGGCAGAGCTAAAGCAGCTTGACCGGATCCATGAACTTCATATTCTTGCCTGGGCGATTAACCAGGCGAGGGCAACAAAGAGGAATGGTCGACCAGTGTTTAGGACGTTCCGAAGTTTCTTTGATTTCGAGAAGCAGGAGAAAAAAATTCTGGAATATGGGAAGAAGTCGGAACTGTTAAGCCGATACATCCAGAGGAAAAAGGAGTACATGAGCAGGAGGGAGGCGGAAAAACGTGGAGAGCTATAGCGTAAAAGCGATATTGTCAGTTTATGATAAGAGCTTCACATCTGGAATGAATAAAGCGTTATCAACGATCGAGAACGTGGTTAAGAGGACAAATAAGGCGGCCGGGTCCGTAAATAAACTGACAACGAGCTTCAAATCGACAGCGGCGGCTATCGGAGTGATGCAGGTCGCAAGTAAAGCGGTGGATATGTTGGCCGGATCTCTTGACGGGGCAATATCCAGATACGACACGTTGAACCGGTTCCCGAAAGTATTACAGCAGATTGGCTTCTCTGCTTCAGATAGCAAACAGTCTATCAAAGAATTGTCAAAGGGGATTCAGGGGCTTCCGACAACCTTAGATGACGTAGCGGCGACAACACAACGCATCGCCACAATGACAGGAGATCTAAAGAAGGCAACGAAAACAACACTTGCATTAAATGACGCATTTTTGGCAAGTGGAGCCAGTACAGAAGACGCATCCAGAGGGCTGACGCAGTATATTCAGATGCTTTCCAAGGGCACAGTCGATTTGCAGTCTTGGCGTTCTCTTCAAGAGACAATGGGGGTTGCGCTGAACGATGTAGCAAAGGCGTTTGGGTTCGCTGGAGCTTCTGCACAGAATGACTTGTATAAAGCGTTACAAGATGGGAGCATCACGTTCGACCAGTTTAATGACAAGCTTATAGAACTTGATGGCGGTGTAAATGGGTTTGCATCCAGAGCCAAAACAGCATCGGACGGTATTGCAACAGCGATGACAAATGTCCGGACGGCTGTGATAAGGGGAATGACTGGTATCATCGAGGCCATAGATAATGTACTTGCCAGCAACGGACTTCCAACGATTCAGACGAGCATAGAACGGATAGGAACTGCAGCAGAATCGGCCTTAGATGGTGTGAGCCAGTTTATCAGTCTTTTTCAGAAAACAGAAGATCCGGCAAAAAACCTCCAGAACATGCAGAAAGCAATAGAATCGATTGCGCCGATTATGGCAGTAGTGGGGGCTGGCGCTGGACTGGCGGGGATGCTTCCTGTTGTGGATGCAATAGGAGATGGATTTACGGAAGCTTCTCAAAAAGGCGAGCAAATGGCGGGATCCCTTACGAAGGCAAAGGACAAAGCACTGTTGTTCGGAAAAGCTTTGAAAGGCGGGGTAGATCCGGGGAGCGAAAGCTTTAAGAAGTTGAATTGGCAGTCTAAGTTATTTGTAGAACGTGTCACAGGAGTAAAGCAGATTTTAAAAGGGAGCTTTGACCCTGATTCTGCCGGGTTCTCCAAATTTAACAAGTCTTCAAAGGAGTTCCTGTTAAATCTGGACAGGATAAAAAAGAAGACAGTCGATACACGAACAACACTCAAGAATTTTTCAAAAACGGTTGGCGAGACAATCAAAGGTATTCCGGGAAAAGCGTGGAATATTTTACCTGATAATACGAAAGAAAAGCTAACAGAAGTCAGTGATATTATTTCAGGAACTGTAATTCAAGCACAGAATCAATTCTCTAAGCTTAGAAAATCCTTTACGGATGCTTTTTCAAAGGAATTCTCTAAGGGGAAAAGTAAAATTATACAGTTGGGCGATTCGCTAGGAGAGTTGTCATTTAAATTCGGAGCTATGACAGGGCGATTTTCTAAAGACGCACCTCTTGCATGGAAAGCTTTTGACGGATTAAAAACGAAATTAAATGGAATCCCACAAATGTTTGATGGAATTAAGTCAAAAGTGGAGACATTTATTCCAGTTTTTGAAAAGGTCGGTGCTGGAGTTGGGAAGGGGTTAAAACTCGGAGCAGAGACAGGAATGTCGGCTTTTAACAAGATGATTGCTGCTCTTGGTTCGGTATTTAAGGCAGCGATGCTTTCGGTTGGCCCTGCGGCCATTTTGGGGCTTGTAGTGGTAGGACTTGGACTTGTGAATCAAGAGTTTGGTACAGAGATCAATAAAATACTTACTATGGTTCAGAAGAAGGGGCCTGAGATCATCACAACGCTTGCAAATGGGATTGTGTCAAAGATCCCAGAGCTTGCAAATACGGGCTCGGTTCTGCTAAGTCAGATCCTTACTACAATAGCTGGATTACTGCCGTCCATTACTACAGCCGGATTAAATATACTAAATGCCTTGATTGGTGGTGTAACGTCTAACATGGATGTGATCTTGCAAGGGGTTATAAGCTTAATCGGAAGTATTGCAACATCGATTGTGCAACTAGCACCAAATATAATGATGGCAGGGCTTACGATCCTTCAATCATTGATTCAGGGAATCTTGAACAATATGCCGACCATCATACTCGGAATTCAAGGATTATTCGCACAGATCAGCACAGCGATTCAGACGTATTTGCCACTGATGATAACGAAGGGCACGGAGATACTACAAAATCTTGCGACTGGTATTTCTCAGATGCTTCCAGTTATTATAAGATCTGCAATCGAAACAGTTACGAAGTTTGTCTCTACACTTAGTTCTAATGCGGATAAAATACTATCTTCTGGAGTTGAAATTACTAAAACAGTAGTACAGGGAATCACAAAAAAATTGCCCGATATATTGAAGTCCGCAGTAAAACTGATTGTCACTATCGTTGAAGGAATTGGAAGCAATTTGCCACAAATACTTCAATCTGGTATAGAGATTATTGGTGAACTTATTGCAGGGCTTATTAAGGCAATTCCCGATCTTTTAGGGGCGGCTGTTGATTTGGTAGGACAATTAGGAAGGAAATTTCTTGATACAGATTGGGCTTCTGTTGGTAAAGATATTATATCGGGTATCGCAAAAGGAATTAGCGGAGCAGCAGAAGCGCTCTGGAGAGCTGCCAAAAGCGCCCTTGGAAGTTTTAAAGATAAAGTTTTAGGATTTTTCGGAATTCATTCCCCTTCCAGATGGGGTATTTATGTCGGAAAGATGGTCGACTACGGGGTCGTAAAAGGTCTTGATAAGTTTGGTGGGAAAATTGGACAGCAGGCACAGGGAATTAAAATGCTGATGGAAAGAGAATTGGACGATATGGCGCGCGGTACTTTTTCTTTCCACCCACAGCCGGAATTTGCTTACAGTAGCTCGTCAGTCGTTGAATATAGAGATAGACAGATAGGATCATCTGGCGGTGGAAACGGACGGATCTATCATATCGATAACACGATTGAGATAGACGGAAAACAGGTTGCAAAGTCTACCGCCGTATATACACAAAAAGAGCTAGAAAAACTTGAAAAACGAAATAACAGAAAACTAGGAATCAGATAGGAGGATATGAAAACATGCTGTTAGATGAAAAAGACACGGAAGTTATTAAGAAGATTATTCAGGAAGCATCAGAAGCGCAAAGAAAAGATTTTGTGGAAATGTTAAAAGGGGCCGTAAAAGATGGTGTGAATGAGAGCAAGAAGGAGCCGACAAAAGAGGGTATCCTTGCAATCAAGGATCCGTACGAACGGCAAAAAATGATTGCGAAACACATGGATTTATTCAGAAAATAGGAGGTACAGTATGCAGTCTATAAATGATGTGAAAGTTGGTAAGAAAAATGAGCGAATCGTTGTTTACCCAACAGAAATGTGCAAAGTACTTGTTGGAGGAACGAACTATATCGTCCCGTATAATGTGGCAAAACTGATTTCTGATCTTTCCGAGGAATTGGATCATGAACAGCGCAGAAGGAGAAAAGACAATGAAGAAATCATGTCATTCTTAAAAAAGCAGTGTTGGCATATTGCGTATGCTTTAGGAGGAGGGGACAAAGACAGCGTGGCGTATTACGGTGAAAATCTCTTGAGCCATTCCATTGATTTCAAAGTTCCTCTCCCGGCAGGGTATGAGTTTGACGATGGAACAAGAGAAGAAAGTTTTCAGAGTGTTGTGGCAAAACGAATTTTTGAGGCATTACACAGTGCAAGATCAGCAAGAGGAGAGATTATGAAAAGCCTAGATGGAAGTGTTCCATCTGACATCTGTTTATAATTTGTTGCTATGCCATAGATTACTAGAAAACTAGATTAATGGCACGATAATATGACGAGGGATGGTGCGGAGTTTGTCGAATGAAGAACTTGTGATTCTGATAAAAACGGGGAAAAACGAATCTAACAATATGCTTCGGCTCTGGGAACAGAATAGCGGATTGGCCTACAAGATCGCAAAGAAATATACAGGATTTGCGGAACTCTGTGACCTCATGCAGGAAGCATATCTGGGACTGTGTGAAGCTGTGAGATTCTTTGACTGTTCTAAAGGCTCCGCATTTGTAACATATCTCGGATATTGGATAAAAAACAAGATCATACGTTATATTGAAGAATGTTGCCAGACGGTCCGTCTTCCTTCGCATACCGCAGGCATGATCTTGAAATACCAGAAGGCAAGAACCGAGTATGAAAAACGCTTCGGGGAAGAGCCGTCAAAAGCGGAAATCTGCTCGATTCTTGGCATAGGGTATGAAAGATATGAGCAGTTGCAGAAAGATATTAGGATCGGGCAAATAGGGAGTCTGGATGCCCCTGTTGAGGGTGAAGAAGAACCTATGTCCATTCTTGATGTACTCTCCTCTTCTGAAGATTTAGAAGAGGATGTAATAAGGGCGGTTGATGCGGAACGAATGGCAAGAGAAGTGTGGATTGCTGTAGATGACCTTCCAGAGAAGCAGGCCGCGGCCATCCGTTTAAGGTTTCAAGATGGGATGACACTGAAAGAAGCAGGCAGCGTGATCGGAGTCAGTACAGACCGGGCAAGGCAGATACAGAACGAAGGAATCCGAAAATTACGTCAGAGATCCAGGCATTACCATTATCGGCGGTATTATGAAGAATATCTGTCTCCGGCTCCGATCCATCATGTAGGATTAAGCAGGTTTCGCCAGACATGGACAAGTGAGGTTGAACGGGAGGCGTTGGGCTATTGATGAAGAAGGAGTATTCGGACATTTCGGACACCCTAAAAAGGGGAAAGCGAAGAAGTAGTAAAAGATTTCTCGAACAGTACCGAAAAGCATGGCACATAGGCCTTTCAGCAGAAGTGCGGAATGGGAATGTGGAAAGCTCGATTTCGGCCATCCAAGAGCTTATGAAATACAATAAGGCATATGAGCAAAAAGGCAGCTTAAAACAGCTTTTGGAGGACGGCAGAAAGCTTTTAGAACAGCTTGAGGAAGAACGAAGATTCTCTGAGAACATAACGAGAGCAATCCGTGACATAATCGGGAAAGTGGAAGATCCAGAAGAAAGAGAAGTACTTTACTGTGTATATGTAACCTATATGGAACCTATGACATGGGAAAGAATAGCTGACCGGGTGGGATGCTCCAAAACTCGTGTTATGGAAATCCATAGCAACGCACTTGTGAGCCTATCAGACTTGATTCCATGAACAAGAGATCGACAAGGCTTTGTAGAAATGGCACCCTTAAAAACCCTAAGAATACTAAATAATACTAAAAAACAGATATATAGAAAACCTGTCAAAACCGTCTATTTCCACATATATAGCAGGGGTGTAAGTTTCGCCAGCGTACTTTTAAGTACACCGTAGATTAGAGAATGAAAACCTTAAAAAACCTAATGTTCTTGAGTATATAGCAGAGCGCCAAAACTTAGAAAAACTTAGTGTTTCCGTCTATATAGAAGAACTTGCCAAAACTTAACATTTTCTGCATATATAGCAGTACCCTAAAACTACCAAAACGGTACTTTTGAAATTCCAAAACATATAAATGTTGATTATTCAACACCGTACAAAAAAGTACGGGTTCAAATCGAAGATAAAGGGGCCGGCGAAATACAGCCCCCCGGCAGAACTCAGGATATGACAATCGCCCCGTTATTATTAATTTCGGAGGTTGTAGATGTACACCCTCCAGGGGCGTCCATTTCGTTCATCCCTCTATCTTCGTCCATGACATGATGCTATTGAGCATAGGCAATTTAATGACACGATTACGCACGCGAAGCACCGGAGTAAAGGTAGCAAAGTACGACCTTTGGCCTACCAGATCGGGGAGTTGCCGGGGTTCCTAATGTTACGGAAATAGTATATTGTACATGGTTTGTGCTTGTGGTAGTATATAGAAAGGAACAACTGCGTTGCAGGGTGGCTGACCTCTATTCTACATAGAATGGGGGTGGTGCTGATGGACAATAACAAGAATCATTTTGATTTCAAAGACCTTATGGCCTTTGGTATGTTCATTCTG